CCTTATTTAGCCCTCTCTGTCATTGATAGAGGGGGTTTTGGTTTTTAAAATCCTTGAATTTGTGTATACCATGTCGAACATTCACAACAATCTCACCCACTGACAAACAAAAGCCAAAGCCACTGTACCTTGATAACACACCAGTAGCTTATCATACCTGTAAAATCGCAAAAATATCTGCATAAAATCGCAAAAATATCTGCATAAAGAAAACTCAATTATGCAGATATTTTTATCACAGTATGCAGATATTAATCTAACAAACTTACACCCCAAACTCCCCTCGCTCCCCCTGCGGAGCTTGCCCTGTGATTTCATGAGTCTGTCGGTCATAATAGACCATATCGCCCACCTCTGCCTGTCCGTTTAGCACGACAAACACCCCACCGAGTGTCTGCCCGACCACCACGCCTTGCCCCTTTTGACCTGTGATTTGTGCCACGCCTTTGGGTGTGGCAAAGAGCTTGCTAAATGTTTGATATAAATTCATTTTTTTTGCCTTTGAATTATTGACTTTTTAGAGCATTAATGTATAATATAATCGGCTATTAATTTCCCATATACCTATCAAGCCCTACCACCTGCCAAATGGTCGGCACGCCATTTTCCACCTTGACCTGCACCTCAACACTGACCACCACTGCCTTATAACCGCCGTCATCGTTGATTTGCCAAACATCGCCCACCACCGCAAGGGGCAAGCCGTATTTATCCGCCCAACGTGTCGTTACCGTCATGTCCATGTGCGTGCCTGATTCTGACAGTATTTGCACGCCTTTGGCAATGGTGGCGATTTGGTCGGTCAATAGCTCGTCAGACTGTGTGGGTGCCTCTGTCATGCGTGCCGACTGTCTGCGATAGACGTTATCAAGACGGCTTGTACTGGTCAGCCACACATTATCATAAAGAGGACTTACTCTTTGTTGCTCACTGATGCTTTTTACAGGGTCAAGAGCAAGGATTAAAGCAGGTTCAGCCGTGGCAAGCTTCCACGCAGGCACTTTGTAGCGAGGTTTAATGACAAGGCTTGGCTCGTGCGGATGCGAATACACAAACGCCCCACACGCCTCTGCCACATCATGTATTACCCCCATCGGGGTTTTGTCGGTACTATATACCCCTTTTTTAATCAGCCAATCAGGGGCTTGATATTCTGCCGTCATGCCTGTATTTACCATCGCACTCATGATAAGCTGACTGGCGTAGAGGGCTTGATTTAACCCGCCTTGTTTATTTGTCGCATAGTCTGCTGACAGGCGAGCGGTAACACTTCGTCCTGATAACGTGTAGCTGTGATTGACAAATGAGCGGTTTTTGCTAAGCTCCTCAGCAATGATGACAAAGCGGTGGTTGTTAATGACCACGCTAATCATCGGCTCATTACCACGGCTGCCTAGCTTGTCTTTGATTTTATCAAAGTCTTTGGTGGGGATTTCAATTTGTCCTTGCCAACAAAAGCTGTCCATGTCGGTCTTAATGCTAAATGACAAGGGATTGACATTGACCCCACCGATGGTTGCAGTGATGGTATTATGCACGATATAAGCTCCTAAATTGGGGGTGGCAGTCGGTGGTAAGTCATGCCAACAAATAAGCGGTAGGGGCAAGGCACCCGCAGGGTGCTCGCCTCGTTTGCGTCTTAAAGCCAGTGGCAGGCGGTCAGATGGTGGTCTGATACGACAATACGAGACGGGCTTGTCAGGCTCAGGCTCTGGCACAGGATAATAACGACATGGCACAGGAGTGCTGTGGGTTATCGTGTGTGTGCTAGGGCGAGCAATCAGCGTACTGCCTGCTTGGTGGGTGTTATCGCCAAATAGTCCTGCCACGTCTGATAAATTGCCCTGCGTACCGCCCTGCAAATAGCCCTTAGCCCCATATTTGACAAGATTACAACTAAACAGTCCCACACCATCGCTCACGCTGATGTGATGAGCGTGGTGAAGTGCCATGAGAGCTTGCCATGTGTGCTGATAGACACTGCCAATCAGATAAGGCGTACCCATAGCACTATCTGCCCCACTAGCAACAGGGGCAAAATGACGAGTAGACATATCACGCCCATAAGCCATTGTTAGCGTATCACCATACACCACACTATACGCCCGTGCCACCTCATCACTTGCTATACTCACTTGTCTGCCCATATTCACGCCCTGTGGGTCAGATATTAGGCTATCAAACTCTGCCATGACAGGGTTTTGTCTTTTTGGGGTTGGGTCAGTGGGCTTAGGTGTTGGGTCAATCGGTGTTGGCAAGACCACATCCAGCGTGCTTAACTTACGATTTAGGGTAAGCGGTAAGCGGTCGGACGGTGGTCTGTCGCTTATCCGCCGTGTCAGTGGCAAGGGCAATTTATCACGGGTCAGGTCTGCCATGACTGCCACAGTTCCATTTGCTCGGCTTGGGTTTTGTCGCTCATGGGGGTTACATAATCCCAAGTGGCAGGTTCGTAACGCTCCACCCCATCGGATGGGGGCAGGTCTCGTGCCATGATGAGATACTGCTGATTTGGGTCAAGATTGTTAATCAGATAATGCCCGTTGTCAAGACTGTAAAAGCGTGAATGCACCGACAAATCCATATTAAACACCACCATTTCACGGCGGGCAGGGACACCGCCCACTGTTACAATACCGTCATTATCCCCTGCGATGTAGCCCACATTAGGTAGGGCAAGAGCCACAGTAGGGGCGATAAGATGACGGGGTTCAGGGATGTTGTTTAAAGCACCCTAAAAGAGCGTTTAAACTTGTTTAAATCAAGGGTTACAGCCGATTTTGACAGAGTAAAAAGGGCTTGATTTCGCCAAAAATGGCGGTTTGGCGGTAGGTATAGACAGCCCAAAAAGACAGGCACGCCCCATAAGCGATTTTAAGGGGATTTTTGGCGTGATAAAATTGACGTGGTGCAATGGGTGCAAAAATTTTATTCTAACAAATTTAAAGGGGTTACAGCAAAATTTAAACGCTATCTTTGGGGCAGGTTTTGGCGGTGGGGTCAAAAAATCATAAAAAAACCCCAATTTGGGGGCAGGTTCAAAGTAGGGCTTTGGATTCACCCCTGTGCTATAATAAAAAACGCCCCATGTGTCAGATAGGGCGGTCATTGCAAAGAACAACGGAGAACTTATGTCAAATCATCCAGACACCAACGAAACCAACGAGAACATCGCCTTGGAGCTTACCAAGCTCATTATCAATAACCCACAATCACAAAACAATCTAAGACTCACCAAAGAGCTAAAAGATAATCCAAAAGATTGTATTGTTACGATATATCTTGATGTTTTGGGGGTGCTTAACGCTCATAAAGTCTAAAATCATCTTGGTTATCTAGCATTTTAAACAAACTTTCATTACTGGGTACATAGCCTGTCGTTAGGCAGTCGGCAATGATTTTGGCTTGTTTGAATGCTAGATGCAGACTACCAATATCGCCATTATAAATGCTCAAAAAAATCTGCTTTATTAACTCTTTTTCTATATTCATCATTACACCTTTTTAAAACGTGGGTCGGCTTGCATTTTTTGCAAAATCTCTGGCATGAAAGGTTTTAGGTCTTGATTGTCAGATTTTTGGATAAGTCCATAAGCCTGCATAAAAATATCGCTAGGCAGGTCATTTAACGATTGACTTTCTGCAATATTCCACCACAACTGATAATCTACCCCCCACTCATTGTCGCCTTGTTTTGCCATACTGTTTGAGATAGGGTCAAGCAACAAGTCAAATAAAAACTTACCAGAGCGGTCATCTAAATCTATCGCAAGGTTTTCTGTCTTATCCGAGTGGTTATATTCGTTAATGTATAACATTGTCATGATGATTACTCCACAACAAACACAATCTGTTTTTGTTTTTCTTTGGGTAATGATAGCACATAAGCGATGATTTTTGTAGCAATTCTTGCATCTGCTTTGCGTAAATCCATTGGTACAATATCCGCCTTCAATAAATGTTCATCTATCGTGTCTTTAACCCTATCCCAAGCATCAGCATGGCGTTTTTTCTTGCTTTCAAAAATTTGGTAAGCCATTTCTTTTGCTTGCGTGTTGTCAAAGGCAAATAAAAAATCAATCGTTACCCAGTCTTTGGGTTCGCTGTCTTTGGCAATTACGGCATAGTCTGCGGATTTTGGCGTGCCTGTTTTTTCATTTGATAACATGACTTTGTGAATATTAGGGTTAAATCGCACCAGCTCTACATCAAACTTTTGTTGCCATTCATCTGCCACCATGCCTTCAAAAGGTCGTGTACTGCCATTTAGCTCTTGTTCAAGTCTTAATTTTTCAGACTCACGATAGACAATGCCACCAAAATCTGCTGTTTGTACAAACCCTGTCTGTGTTGCATAGCTTACCATAAATGATTTTAGGGTAGTTTGTGCATCAAGCCCAAACGCCAAACCATGCTTCTCCTCCGCCAACTTCAACAGAGCTGTCAGCCTATCATGATTATGATTAAAGCTAAAATGCACGCCCTTTGGCACGGTCATCATCTCGCCTGTTAGGGGGTGTTTGACCTCTTCCATTTCAATGTCATAGACGATGCCTTTTTCGGCTTGTTCATTTAGGATTTTTTCGGCACGGGTTTTGGTAAGCTGTTTGACCCAGCATTTGCACCCAAAGTCATTGGGGGGCATGATACTTGCCCAAATGGGGTCGTCCACAGGGCGTACCATGTCATAAAATTGCCTATGGTTGTCTCGCTTATTTACCGATACACTTGGCATATATTGCAAATAAGGCAACAACTCCTTGGTACGCTGTATGCGTTCCCATTGTCCGCCTGCATAGGCGGTGGCTTTGTTAGTATGGTAGATTGTCCGCAAGCGATGACCTAGGTGTTTTTGATAATCTCTAAACGTCTCTTTGTCATCGTCCACGTTGTCATTTTTAAAAGTCGGGGCAAGCCAGCCCTTTGCCATAAGGTACGGTCTAAGCTGTTTTTTAAAATCGGCAAAACTGGTGCCGTTCTCTATCGCCTGCTTCATCGCCTTGTGGACTTCGGTTAGCATGTCCTTATCAGCGATACGAGCCACGGTAAAGGCTAAGGCGTGTTCATACGCTTTTAATTCTGCATGGTGCTGAGCAGTCAGTAGGGCTTTACCACCAAAGCTGGCAATGGCTTCTTTGTTTGGCAGTCGCTCATGGTTAATCTCTGGCATGCTATACCCCCATTTGCCCATCGGCATGGGCCTTGCCTGTCAAGCCGTCCACATAAGCTGTTAAGTTTTGTCTGGCAAGCTCATCTACAAAGTCATCATCAGTCAAATCAAGGTTTGCCAGTCTTTTTTGAAACGTTGCAAAGTCGTCCACGTCTCTAACCAATGCCAGCACCTTTTCGGCTTTATCATTGGCAATCTTAATCTGCTTATCACTCAACGACTCATCATCGTCATGGTTATGGCTTGTATCATCATGTGTATCTGATAACAGCATGGATAACGGCATATTCTGTGGCTCGGTGGCAGGGCTAGGCTCTACAATCTTAAAGTGATGTTCTTCAAAGCCCACCACGTCTTTGTAATAATCAGACGTTAAAACTATCGTCCCTGTGTCCAGATACAGCTTATCTCGCTCGGCTCGCATCTTATCCACCGCTTTCTCGTTTTTCCAGTCAAACCACACCTGCCCACCCGACACAAGGGGCGTGCCGTAGTGGGCATTGACCGCCATCATGGCGTTTAGGGCGTGATTTATCGCCTCTTTGGCAAGTTCTAAGTACGAGCCGATACGGTCAATGCGGGTTTTGTCGTCTGTCTCTTGGGATGCACGGCTACCGCTAGATAACTCTGACGTTTTAACACGTCCTAATAGAAGCTTTTGGATACGGCTGTTTGCCATACGCTCTGCCATTTCAAAAGCCGAACCGTCCGCACTTAGCTGATGGATGTTAATGTCATCATCTACCCCAATGCCAGTTGCCCCGCCATTGATAAACTCAAACAGTCTAGCGGTAAAGCTCTCAATCATGCTAAATCCGCCTTGCTTACCCACGACATACGGCTGAGCATAGCGTTTGATAAACTGCCCCAAAAACGCCCAATTTTTACCCCGTAGCAATACGGATGGATACGCCTTGATAATCATCATCTGCCCCATGGGACGGGCAGGACTGGCTCTGTGGGTTAGCACCAAGTTTTTGACGGCGGTATTTATTGGTTCATCATGCCCATTATCATCGCTCATTTGTCCGCCTTTTTGTCTAGTTTATGCCCCAGCTCTTTGACATCGGCTTTTAGGTCGCTAAGGCTGTCTAAGATACGCTGATTGTCAATGTGGGCGTCGCTTTTTGATTGGTAATTTCGGTACATCTCGGCACGCAAATCACTGACTTCTGATTTTAAGGTGCTAATTTGTAGCCGATTTTCGTCTTGGCTTGATGACAACGTGGCAACCCACCGCCAAAAAATCGCTTGGACAATGGTCGCCACAATGCTAATCGTCAAGACAACATAAGTATCACTCATCGTCTGCCTCCTGTCTCATGTGTCCGCTCATGCGTCCACTGACAGCCAACACACCGCACGGCATGGGGCAGGGCTTGCTTTCGCACCTTGCCGATTGGCTCGCCACAGTCTATGCACTCGGTGATGTCATTGGGCGTGGCGTGGCGTTGGGCGTGCTTGATTTGTATGGCTAAGATTTGCTCGGATTGGGCGGTGGCACGGTCGATTAGGTCGGTCATGGCACACCTCCTGTCTCATCTTGGTCATCTGCTTGGGTGCGATACTCTCGCCCATGTCCGTCTCTGCTTGGCTTACTTTGACTGACAAACCGCAGTATCAGACCACACGCCGCCACGACTGCGGTGAGTTTGTCCTGCATGATGGGCGGTAGCATGCTCGTTAGCTCAGGCGGTAGGGGCGTGGTCGCCAAAAACACAATCAGCATAAACGCCCATGTGCTAAACCACTGCCAACCCTTACGCCAGTTTGCGACAAGTTGTAGTTTCATGCTTGACCCCTAGTGCAAACCCTGCAAATACACAGTTCTGCCGCCGCGCTTGACCGCCGTCAGTACCTGACCACGCTGCCCCCCGTTAGGGCTTTTATAGCCAAGATGAATCCATGAGCCTGCACTGTCAGGGAATTCTAGAATAATCTGGTCAAATTTAATATTTCTTGCAGTCAGTTCCGCCACCAAAAACTTAGCAATTTTTCGGGTATTGCCAAAACGTGGGGCGATAAAATCAATCGCTAACCCATATTTATGAGCTGAGTTTTTCGCCCCTCCGATACGATTGTTTAGTCGCTCTGAGCGGTAGCCACTGCTAACAAGCACGGGGGCGTTTAGTAGCTCTCGTACAGGTTGCCAAAGGTTTTTGGCAGACGCTTTTAGATTTTGCAGGGCGATGTCATGAGGCGTGTTGTTGATGTTCTCGCGCACAGCGGTGTTTGAGCGGGTAAGTTCGGCTAGGCTAAAATGCTCTGTGATATAGCCAGCAGGTAGGTTATTTGACATAAAAATCCCCTTAAAGTTGGTTTAAGGGGATTTTAAAGGGTGTTTAAAATGGCGGTAAGATGACGGGGTTCAGGGGTTATTTTATTGACTGGCAAGGCACTCAATGGCAAACTGCACCGCATAAGGGGCTTTTTGATAAGTGGTATTGTCCGTAAATGTCAAATAACTTCTCATCATGCGTGGGCTAACCCCCACAAGCTCGGCAACGGCTTTTTGGGTCAAGCCTGTTTTGGCGATAAGCTCACGCAAATAGTCAGGGTCGGGATTATAAGACGTTTGGGCGTTGGGTTTCATTGGATTGTCCTTGTAAAATAACCCCTAATTGGGGCTATTGGGTTATTTGGTAAGTAGGTAGGTAATGATGGGGCTTGCAATGGCTGCGATTAAGGCGATGACGGCAATAACTATGCCTATGGCGGGATAATACCGTGTTTCCTTTTGAATCTTGTAGGTTTCAGCTCTTAACTTTTCTGCCTCAACTCTCATTTTTTCAGTTTCTAGCTTAATGCGTTCTAGCTCTGCCATTTTGATTTCTCGGTTAAGGGTTGGGTTGTTCATGGTCGCTCCTTAGCGTTTTGCCCCAGCAGGATTGCTTGGCTTATGTGGTGTATTATAGGCGATTATCGCCTATTTGTCAAATAAAAATGGTAAATTTTTATCAAAAAAACACCCTCACATAGCCCTCAGGGGCGGTTTGGGTGTTTGGGGTTGGGTTAGTCATAACATTCTCCATGGGTTGATGGGTTGGGGTGGTTAAATAAAACGTATCAAAGCAATGATAAGATGTATCACGTGTAGCACGATAAAGAATAACAGCCAGTTTGCTTGTCTGTCTTGGCGTGGGCGTAGGTGTTGGGTGCTTTTATCGCCACTTTTGCCTGTATAACTGGCAAAACTTTGGGCAATCATCTTTGGCACATCTTTCATAAAGCGTTCAATAATCCCACGCCCCTGTGGATTGCCGGGGATACCCGTTTTGTGCGTAACCCCCATTCTCGGCAAAATGCCTGTTACTTCATTATCAAGCATTTCATTAAACTCCCCCGAGCCGTTATCACTAAAATAGATTTTATTAAATCCATATTCCTGCCAGCCCATGCGTAGAGCGTCCAGTACCGCAAAGCCACTTTCACTAAATGACAACGACCAACCCACGATAAAACGAGACGGAGCGTCCATAATGACGGTAAGCTCAGGTGTGATGACCGTTTTGCCGTCTGGGTGCTTGACTTTGAGTTTAAGGCTATGGCCATCGCCCACCCACACATCGTTGTTCATAAACCAGTCAGCGTTCCAGTCTCTCTTAACATAAGGCAAAATCTTTTTGTACTCCGACCCTGTCAGCCGTCCACGCTCTCGCTCAGCAAGTGGCACTTTACTAAGTGCGTTTCTTACCTGTGCAAGGCTAGGCACATTCTCATGCCCCACCTTTTGGGCGTATTGCACGGCAAAGATACGGTAGGCGACCGACACCGACAAGCCGTTGGGGTTGCGATACACCGCCAAAAAATCCAAAATCCAACCAATACTAAGCACGCTCATCACAGGGCGACCCTGTTTGGCAGGGGCAAGATGATGCAGTCTTTGCGTTGGTGTGCTTGCCTTTTTGTGTTCAAGTAGCCAACCATGCAGTTGTCGCTTACCCACACCCACGCCACCCACACGACTGGCTTTGGCGTTTTGGCACACCTCGTTATAGTCAAGCCCATTTTGGATAGGCAAGGCATTTTGTTTGGACATCTTGCTGACCCAGTCCAGAGCCTTATCTTGCGTGCCAAGCTCTTCTATATACTGCTCCACGAGCAAGCACATCAGTAGGCGATTGTCCACACGTTCACGGTCTTTATCATCAAGCTCGCCAAACTCTCGCTCACGCTTGACCACCGCCACCGCCTTAGATTTAGACGCTTTCATCAGCTCTGCCGTTTGGCGAGCTTTGATTTCTGCTTGCACCTTTTTAGGCAAACCGTCAAAGGCATATTCAAGACCACCGCCTTTGCCTTGGCGTTTTTGATTGGCGACATCATTTTTTTTCAAAAAATTGATGACATTTGATTTGGATTTTGGTAGACTATCTAACTGTAAATCCGTTAGTTCTTGTGCTGAATACCATTTTTTCATACTTTTAACCATTTTTCTGATTGATGATATTACGCATAACGACTGGGCCAGATTTCCTCAGGGGCAACGCCTATTGCCTGTGCGATAATCTGTTCCGCTTTCGGATATTTACGATACAAGGCATTGCGTAGATTGTTACGGCTGTAACCGTGCTTCTCTGACAATGCCGACAGATTTGTGCCTGCCTTTTTAAGGCTCGCCACAATATCAGCCTGATGCCAATCCTCACGAGTAGGTTGGCAAATTTTTTGGTTTGTGTTTGTGTGCATTCAGTTACTCCAATTATTAACCATTTTTACTTACTGAATGCATACATTATAACTGTTTTACTTGTACAAGTAAACTGTTTTATATACCAAAATACTTAAATTTTTGGTCTTATTTACAAGAATAATTGTAAATAATTGATTTTCATATGGTTTTATCAAACTGTTTTACAACAATAAAAATTGTTAAAATAAAACAGTTTGAACCAATAAACTGTTTTATGGTTGCTCATGAAAAGAACTCAGATTGGTGAACGTTTAAGAAGTGCCAGAGAACAGGCTGGCTTTTCAAGGGACTCCGCTTGTGTCAAAATCGGAGTAAGCAGAACCACACTTCAACAATGGGAAAATGGGGCGACAGAAGCGTCCATTGAAGCCCTAGGTAAGCTTGCCAAGCTATACAAAACAAGTCCTCAGTTCCTTATCTTTGGTGAAATCACATCGCCACTGATTGACAGTAATAGCGATGAAGAGTACGAAGACGTACTGGTCTATGACGTGCTTGCCAGTGCAGGTGTGGGTAGTGCGGTGTTTGAAGAGAATGTCTCGTGTCGCTTGAAGTTCCCGTCTTGGTGGTTCACTGAACGTCGGCTCTCACCTGCCAAGGTAGTGGGGCTATACACCAAGGGGGACAGCATGGAGCCGACCATTCCTGATAACTCCCTGCTACTGCTTGACCGCTCACAGACCCACATCTCAGACGGTAAGATATATGTTGTTCGGGCTGATGATGAGCTGTATGTCAAGCGTATCAAGCGTATCATTGGCGGTGGCATAGAGCTTATCAGCGACAACCCCGACTACAAAACACGAGAGCTGGACAAGTCTAGACTATCCAATCAAGGCTTCTTTGAAGTCATGGGGCAGGTCGTCCACATCGGCATAGACTTACCCCGCTAGCCCTGCTACACCCACAAAAAAGCGACCCATTTAAGGTCGCTTTCAAAATTGTTTAAACATCGTTTAAACGCCTATCAAATATGCACATATTTTTATCATTTTTCTATCATTTTTGATTGTTTTTTCTCATTTTGGATTTGGGCTTTTATCTGCATAATTAGCTTGCTTGTCTTGCCCTAGCCCTTGCCATCATTGGTCTTGGCTCGCCAGTCTCTTCTATACTCACTTATGCAGATTTAATCAGTACCCCATATACCTTGTAGCAACTGCTCTAAATCTTTTGCATGTTTCAAAGGCATTTTCCACTAGGTGTCTTAGTTTATACAAGTAGTCATCTATTGGGTTTCGGTTTTTACTTTTGCTATTACTGCGTTTTGATATGTTGGGTGTTGTATTGGTTTGTTTAATTTACCCCCTTAGCTCATCACAGTCGTAGCCAATATCCGCACTTAATGCTTCTGTATGCTTTGATAAAACTTGTTTGTTTTGCTCTATAAGCTGTGGAGCAACCTTAACATCATGAACTTGTCCACCTGTGATGAGAAAATCAATAGGGTTACCGCAAGCATCTACCACAAGATGAATCTTTGTGGTGTTACCACCCACACTTTTACCAATGCCTTGTTCTGTCTTGTTAGCAACATTACAAGCATGTTGATATGGGCTTTGATGTAACTACCATCTATAAACACCCACTCAGTATCAGCTTCTTTGGATAGGCATTGAAACAATTTCATGAGCTTACCCAGCTTATACCAACGCACAAAGGTTTTGTAAATGGTGTTGTGGCAACCAAAACATTTGGGTGGGTCTCTCCAAGGTATGCCTGTACGAATGCGAAACAAAATGCCTTCTACGGTTAATCTAAGATTGTGCTTGTTGTAGATACCAAGTTGTAGTAGAATAATTTTTAACTTGTGCCATTGTTCATTTGTGAGTAAGGTGCGAGCCATGACGATTTTGGTGCTTTGTTTGGGTTAGAGCTTGCATTGTACCAAAATCGTTTTTTGTTTTGTTAATAAAGTTCAGCATGCTCTAGTAAAGTTCAACATGCTCTAGTTCTGATGGGTATTGTGCCAAATATGATTTACCTGTTATTTGGTAATACGGATTTAAAAAAATCCACTCAATTTCTTGAATGGATTTTTAAAAAATCAATAACAACTGATAAATTCCCGGTATACCCATCCGATATATTTACTGGTTTTGGCGTTAAACACCATTATCCAAGGGCGACCTTTGTCGTCATAGGCATATTCACTAACATAAACGGTTGTATTATTTTTGATTTTACCAATAATTTTGCCGTTTGGTGTGGCTCGTACATTGAGCGGTGTGCCTGTTGGGTCGGTTACTTTGCAGGTTTGAGCGTGGGCAGATATGCTAGCAAAGCTTAATATTAGAGCAAATGCTAATTTTTTCATATAAACTGCTGGTTAATAAGCACAAAATTCAATATTTGCCCAACCTGCATCATTATAAGGGATAATCTTGATTTTATGCACGCCTTTGACTTTGGTGGTAAAATCAAGCTCCGCACCGTCTGCATAGGTAGTGCGACCTTTTGGGTCTATGATTTTAATATCCTCAACATCACGAGCGTTTTCTCTAATAGTAACATAAATGGTTTGGTTGGCTTTGGTATTTAAAGTAAAAGTTCGGTTTGTATAATCCCTCTCAAAGCTACCACAATGGCTACCTTTGGTAAAGGAGATGGGATTGTTCTTGGCAAAACTTTGCCCACTCACCACCATAAACGCACAGAAGGCTAAAACTTTAAATGTTTTCATAAAATATCCTTAGTATTAACATGGGTTGTAGAAATTATATCCTAAAAAACCAGAAAAACAATTTTTTAAAATCAATAAGCACAAAATTCAAGTTCGGCATAAGTATGGCTGTCGTGCGGTATGTCAAATCCAATCGTATATTTTCCCTTGCTTGCAATATGATATTTCCATTGCGATTGGTTGGTGTCGTATTTTTGACTATATACTTTGCTATAATCATATTCAACGCCACTACCTTTGCTGTTGGTAAGGTAGGGTTTTGCAATGCCTGCAATTAAATTAATGGTAAATTTTTGATTTTTGTTTAAATAAATATGCAGGTCGCTACGAGTATCAATTTGATAGATGGCACAATAATCGCCCTTTTTAAATTTGATTTCTATGTCTGTGGGTGGTTTGGCAAAACTTTGCCCGCTTATTGCCATTAGCCCACACAATAATACAGCTTTTAAACTTTTCATAAATATTCCTTAAAAAACATTCTTATTATCATAACAAATCTGCAAAAAATACAAGCCTTTTATGAACTTCTTAACCCCCTCCAAGAGCGACCGCTTGGTGGAGGCGGAAGGGTTGGTTAAATTTATGGCAGATGATTTTAGTGGGCCGATGAAGTTGTAGATTAAAAAATACATTATGCACACCTTATTAGTCAATATCCAAATCAAGATTTTATTTTATTCAAAAAATTTGGTTTATTTTTCTTGATTGGTATGTGATTTTCTTCATAGTCTTCTTTAATTGTATCAATACATTGTTGTAAAAAATTTACAGATTTCTTCGAAACATCAATTTCATTACCAATCATTTGATTAAGTAAATTAAAATCCTGTGCAGTTGGTTTTGCGTAATCTTGAAATTCTTGCCAAATATGATTAACTTTGCTCATTTTTAAAAAAGCATTGATCATATCCATATCATTATAAGAAATCCAATCTTGATACAAATCACTATTTTTCCAAAATCTTGCAGGTAATACAGTTGCTATTCCTTGACGAGTATCGCTAATTAAAATTGGGAAATAGCCTATTGATAAAACTCCATTGGGCAAATGCGGTCGCCAAATAAACATTGTGGTTGTTACCAATTCTTTTTCGGTCAAAACTTTTGGCACACGAGAAAATAATTGTGTACGCTCATTGGTAATATGTTCAGCATATTTTTTTAATTCGGGGTCATCAGGTGTAGTGTGTTTTAAGCTGAATAGTTGGTGAGCGATTTGTGATAATTCATCAATGCTGGTTTGACCGTTAATGTCATAAACGATTTCAGCAGGGCAAGAATGTGTATTATCATCAGAAAACAACATTCTATTGGCTTGGACAATATGTGCCATCACAATTCTACCATTTTTATACAAATATGATAAATGATTGAGCTGTTCTAAATAGGCAGAATATTCTAAACCTTGCATCCAACTTGGGGGAATGATTTGCAGATAAGCCAATTCTTGTTGTGATAATTGGTTGAGATGGTTTTTTAAATCAATATTGGTAATCATTGCGTTTAATTGAGTGAAATTGTCAGACAT